TAACTTTGCTCAAGAAATACATGAATGTTTTATAGACCTTGCATTAGGCACAGCAGTTTTACTTATAACTGAAGGTGATGCAATAAATCCAATTAAATTTCAATCTATACCTTTACCTCATGTTGTTTTAGATACTGGTCCTGATGGTATGGTTGACCATGTTTACAGAGAAAGAGAAATAAAGAATGAGGATATGATAGTTGCTTATCCTAAAGCAACATTGACTCCTAAAATGTTAGAGCGCATCCGTAATAATCCAGATGCTAAAACAAAAATATTAGAAGTATCTTGTAAGTTATATGACAAACCAAATGAAGAAAGATATTCATTTATGGTTATAGATGTTGCTGATAAAGCTATGATTATGCAAGAGTTATATACTGGTGTAGGTGCAAATCCATTTATTGCTTTTAGATGGAGTAAAGCAAGTGGTGAAATATATGGTCGTGGTCCTGCTGTAAATGCTTTAAGTGCGATAAAAACTTGTAACCTTACAATCGAATTAGTATTAGAAAATGCACAAATGGCAATATCAGGTATGTATCAGATTGATGATGATGGTGTTATTAATGTTGATACAATTAATCTCGTGCCTGGCACAGTCATTCCAAAAGCGCCAAACACACAAGGATTGCAACCTATAAGAGCAGCAGGTTCTTTTGATGTAGCTAGTCTTGTTCTTAATGATATGAGAAATAATATTAAACGAGCATTGTATAATGATATGCTTGGTGACCCTAATAAAACTCCTGCTTCTGCAACAGAGGTAGCAGAAAGAATGGCTGATTTATCAAGAAAGATTGGTTCAGCTTTTGGTAGACTACAAGCAGAAATGGTACAGCCAGTATTACAAAGAGTTATTTATATTTTGAAGAAACAGGGTCGAATTGAAATGCCAGTTGTAAATGGTAGAGAGGTTAAGATTCGAAGTGTGTCACCCCTTGCACAAGCACAATCTAACCAAGATATTGTATCTTTAAATAGATTTTTACAAACTGTTGCAGGTTCATTCGGTCCTGAGGTATTGAACATTTTAATATCATCAGAAGAAACTGCATTGTATTTAGCAAAGAAATTTGGTGTGCCTGATACTTTAATTCGTGATGCAGATGAAAGACAACAGTTAATAGAAATGGCACAACAAATGCAACAGATGCAACAACAAGGAGAACTACCAGATGCCACAGCACTTGGGGGTTGACGGATATCCTCGTTCAAAAGAAAAAGATGAACGAATATCTAAAGATGTAGAATCACTTTTCAAAACACCAAATGGTCAAGAAGTATTAAAATATTTGAAGTCAATTACAGTAGATGCAGTAAGTGGACCAAATATTTCAGATACAGAACTACGTCATTTAGAAGGGCAACGATATTTAGTTGCTTTAATAGTAAAAAGAATTAACCATTCGCAAAGGATAAAAACATGAGTGAAGAACAAGTTACACAAGAATCTGCTACAGAAACTACAGAAGCAGTAAGTCCTCCTACTGTTGATGCTGTAGCAGAACCAACTAGACCTGAAGGGTTGCCTGAAAAATTTAATTCATGGGAGGATATGGCTAAGTCATATTCAGAGTTAGAATCTTGGAAAGGCAAAAAAGAAGAAGATATACGAAGTGCTTTACAACAAGAACTAGAAACAGAAGCATATGCTGAAAGACCAAAAACACCAGGTGACTATCAAGTACCTGAATCTTTAAATGAAGAAGAAGCAGGAACAAATCCATTACTTAAAGAATGGGCAGAATATGCTTGGGAAAATGGTTATTCACAAGACGAGTTTGCTCATTGGGTAAATAAATTTGCTGAATACTTTGAAACAACCCAACCTAATTTAGAAGCAATAAAAACTGAATTAGGAGATAATGCAAATGCAAGAGTAGAGTCTGCACAGTTATTTATGAATAAATTTTTTCCTACTGAAATGCACGAAGCAGTTGCACAACTTGGTACATCTGCTGAAGGTATTAAAGCATTGGAACATATCCAAAGACAATTACAAGGTGCAGATTTAACAGCAAAAGCAACAGCACCAAGTCAACTTTCTCATGCTGACATAGAATCAAAAATGCGTGATGAAAGATATTGGAATCCATCAAAAAGAGATAAAGCATTTGTTCAAGAAGTAAATAATGACTTCCAAAAACTTTATGGGTAGTGGCATTTATGATGGGTATTCCATCATAGAAGCTGACATTTCCCACATAAATTATTTACAAAATAATCTTAGAGATACAGATGTTCGAGAGTGTTTAATACATGGCGCAACTCCTTTTCGTGCTTTAATGGCAGGTTTTAGAGAGGATAAAGCTGAAACCTATACAGTTATCATTGATAAAAAACCTGCAATAATGTTTGGAGTAACACCAGTTTATGAAAATATAATTGGTAAAATATGGCTTTTAGGTTCTTATGATATTGAAAATCATTCACGAAAGTTTTTAAAATGGAGTAAAAAAGTAGTAGATTACTTCCAAAACAAGTATTATCAACTAGAAAATGTTGCACCTGCTGACCATAAAAGAACATTAAATTGGTTGGCTTTCTTAGGGTTTCAGGTACTTGAGCAACCAATAAATGTAAATGGTTTTGAAGTTTTACGATTTGTTCGTTGCAAAGGTGAAAAAATTTTGGTAAATAAAGAAGAACAGCCCATAACTAGCTGATAGCCCATTCGGATAACTAGATGACGCAAAATATGGATAACTGGACTAAGAAATGAAACTTTAACTAACGGAGAACTGAAATGGCTAATACTATAAGTACAGCTTTTATAACACAGTTTGAGAGTGAGGTTCATCTTGCGTATCAAAGAATGGGTAGTAAATTAAGAAATACTGTCCGTACTATAAGTAACGCAACTGGTAATACAGTAAGATTTCAAAAGATTGGTACAGCAGAAGCTACTACTAAATCTAGAAATGGTAATGTAACACCAATGGAACTTGCACATACAACTGTGGATGTAACTTTATCTGACTTTTATGCTGCAGAGTATATTGATAAGTTAGATGAATTAAAAACAAACATAGACGAAAGACAAGCAGTTGCTACAAGTGCTGCTGCTGCTTTAGGTCGTAAGACTGATTCATTGTTAATTACAGCAATGGATGCAGGTGCGAACTCAACACAAATACATGATACTGGTTCAGCTTTAGCAAAAGCAGATTTATTATCATTGTTTGAAACAATGGGTTCAGCAAACATACCTGAAGATGGTGGAAGATATTTAGCAATGAATCCGAAAGGATATGCTGATTTATTTCTCATTACAGAGTTTGCTTCTTCAGACTTTGTAGGTGACCAGAACTTGCCTTTCGCAGGTGGTATGTCTATGAAAGAGTTTTTGGGATTCAAAATTTTCTCAACTTCAGCAGTTACAGCAGGTAAGAATATGGCTTACCATACTTCAGCAGTAGGTCTTGGAATCGGTGCTGATGTAACTACAGAGTTAAATTATGTTCCTGAAAAGGTATCACACTTAGCTACTTCAATGATGTCAATGGGCGCAGCAGTTATAGACGACAATGGTATCTACGAAGTACTAGATAATAATTCATAAGGAGATTAATTATGGCTTATGCAGCAAGTGGTCTTACTAGACTCGGTGGAGATTCAAATGGTAGTTTGTGGAGATATACAACTACAGATGCTATTGCAACTGTAAATACTGCAAACTACTTTAATGATGCAGCGAATATGTTAGCTGTTCGTGACCTTATTATAGTTCACGACACTAATGTTCCTACTACAAATTTCGTTACTGTTTTATCAAATAACGGAAGTGCAGTAGATGTTTCAGATGGAACAGCAGTTGCAGAAACTGATGGTGATTAACCACTAAAAAGGGTAGGGGGAGAGCAATCTCCCTCTAACATTTATGACAAGTACAGCAGCAAATTCAGCAATAGATATAGCTTCAAGGGCATTAGTTCTTGTTGGTGCAGAACCAATTACATCATTTGATTCTTCTACCACAGAAGCATTAGTTGCTACAAATATGTATGAAGATACAGTTCGAGCAACTTTAACTTCTGCAAGATGGAGATTTGCTACTGAACAAGCAGAGTTAAATCAACTTACAGATGCACCAACTGGTAGATTTGATATTGCTCATCAATTACCTAGTAACCTTTTAGTGTTACATGGTGTAACTATAAATGACAGATTAATAAATTATACAGTATATGGTGATAAGGTATTCTCAGATTCAACAGAACAAGATACTTTAATTGCAGATTATACATTTCGTGCTACAGAAGATAACTTCCCTAGTTATTTTTCTTTAGCTTTAGAGTATGCTTTAGCATCAATCTTTGCTACATCTATTGCTAAAGATGATGGTCTTATGCAAGTAATGGAAGCAAAAGGTACACAATTAATGGCAAAAGCTAGAAACATAGATGCACAACAGCAAACAACCAGACGTATGGCAACCTCAAGGTTTATAACAAATAGGAGAAGTTAAATGGCAAGAATAAGAGTGCCATTAAATAATTTTTCTTTTGGAGAAGTAAGTCCTGCTTTAACATCAAGAACAGATACACAAGTTTATACAAGTGCAGCAGAAGAAGTTAGAAACTTTTTTATTCGTTCAGAAGGTGGTTTAAAAAAAAGAACTGGAACAAAAAGATGGGCAAACTTAGGTAACTTTACAAATGCTACTTGCACAATTACTGTTACTGACTATGCAAATATTGTAGTTGGGTCAACAATAAAAATACCTTTTAATGATGGCACAATAATTACTTTACAATGGGAAACATCAAGTGGAGATGCACCTTCTTCTGCATCAGGTAATACTCATTTTGTAAGAGCAAATGAATCTAATAATACAACAGCAGATAATATATTTACTGCTTTAAATGCAGTAGATGGTTTAACAGTTGCTAATCCTGCAGCTAATGTTGTTACTGTAAAAAGAGATGATGGTGGTAGTGATAATCTTGAAGTTGTTACCTCTGATACAACAAGACTTGCAGTAACAGATTTTACTGTTGTAAGACAAGAAGTAAGATTAGAGCCATTTATATTTTCAGATGATGAAAAATATATAATTGCATTTAGCAATACACAAATACAAATATTTCAAATTAGTCCAACAGATGCAACTGTATCAAGTATTCAAACAATTACTGGTCAATCGTGGTTAGTAAATACAACATCTGCACCTTATTTAGAAGAAATTACTTTTGCACAGCAAGGCGACATTATGTTTATTGCTCATCAAACATTTATGATAAGGATGTTAGAAAGAACTTCGCTTACAACTTTTGCTGTTAGTACATTTGCTTTTGATACTTCAAGAGATGGCAATGACATATTTCAGCCATATTTTCCTT